AACCCTAAACGTGGTATATTAGAACTACGCCCTATTGATCCCCTAAAAATAAAAAAGATTCGACAACCCAGAATAAAGAACGGCCCCGATGGCGTTCAACTCGATACTAGTGGTTTCAATGAATATTACTTGTTTAATGAGTATGGAATTACAAATCAAGTAGGTGGACAAACAATACAAATAGCAGTTGATTCAGTTTCTTATGTTCATTCTGGTGTATTAGATCCTGAACGTAAATTAGTATTGGGTCATCTACACAAGGCAATCAAACCACTTAATCAATTACGAATGATAGAAGACGCGGTTGTTATTTATCGTATTTCTCGTGCTCCTGAACGTAGAATATTCTATATTGATGTAGGTAACTTACCAAAAGTTAAAGCTGAACAGTATCTACGTGATATTATGAACAAATACAAGAACAAACTTGTGTATGATTCACAGACTGGTGATATTAAAGATGATCGCAAGCACATGAGTATGTTAGAGGATTACTGGCTTCCACGAAGAGAAGGTGGTAGAGGTACAGAAATTACAACATTACCGGGAGGGGAGAACCTTGGTGAGTTGGCCGATGTTGAGTACTTCAAAACAAAACTATACAAAGCACTTAATGTTCCCCCTTCACGGTTAGAACAAGATTCAGGTTTTATACTAGGAAGAGCAGAAGAGATTTCAAGAGATGAAGTAAAATTTACTCGTTTCATTGAAAGATTAAGAAATAGATTTCAAATGGTGTTCGATGATCTCATTGAAAAACAGTTATTACTTAAAGGTGTGATTGCTTCAACTGATTGGAAACTCATAAAAGATGAAATAATATACGAATGGAATTCAGATTCTCATTTCATGGAACTAAAAGATTCTCAAATGATGAAAGAAAGAATAGGTATATTAGTTCAGGATATGGGTTATAGAGAAGATGTTGTTGGTAAATTCTTCTCCAAAGAGTATATAAATAAAAATATACTCAAGTTGACACAAGAGGAAATAGATGAAATTAAAGACCAAATTGAACAAGAGAAGGCTGAGGATCAACCAGCTGAAGGTGAGGAAGAACCTCAGGATCAATGGTCAGAATATGATCCAACAGAGGGAAAACCAGACTTAAAAGTAATAAGTGGTTAAAATTTATAAATAGTATAAATATAATAGAGATTTAATAGGAGAATATATGTCTGAAGCAACTGCTATTGACAATATAGTATCATTATCATTTAAGGGTGATGCTGCTGCAACAAAGGATGCGATTGGTACTGCACTACAACAAAAAGTTATGGTAGCATTAGAAGATAAGAAAAAAGAGATCGCAAGTTCCTTTTTACATCAAAATGAAACAGCAGAAGTGGAAGAACCCACAGCTGAGGCATCTATGACAGAAACAACGGAGACTCAATGAAATTATTGTCAGCAAAGACTGCCACAACTGCTACTAATTTAAGTTTGAGTAATGCAACGTGCGTTGCAGTTTATTGCTCAGCTATTTCAGTTATTTCTGTAATTGAAAGTGATGGAACTGCAGATGATACGGACGGAACGGTTCAGGGTTCTATTACTTTACCTGCTGGTTCAGTAACAAAAATTAATAAAGATGCAGATCAATTTATTAGAGCAGATGTAACAAATGGTACTTACACCGCAATATCACCTAATAACTGGTAGATAGAGGAGAAATATGAAGCTTATTTGCGAAACATTAGAAGATGTGGAATTTATTTGCGAAAGCGATAAACAAGGAAAGAATTACTTCATTGAGGGTGTATTTATGCAGGCTAATATGAAGAATCGCAATGGCCGATTATATCCTAAAGCCATATTACAAAAAGAAGCCAAAAGATATGATCAAAATTACATCAAACAAAACAGAGCTTTTGGTGAATTAGGACATCCAGAGGGACCTACAGTAAATCTCGAAAGAGTTTCCCATATGATACAAGAATTAAAAGAGGATGGAAACAATTTCGTGGGTCGAGCAAAAATAATGGATACACCTTACGGAAAAATTGTAAAGAATCTCATTGATGAAGGTGCCCGTTTGGGAGTTTCATCTAGAGGGATGGGTTCCTTAAAACCCATGGGGCGTAATTGTAGTCAAGTACAAGATGATTTTTATCTTGCTACAGCTGCAGATATCGTTGCCGATCCTTCCGCACCACAAGCATTTGTTAATGGTGTTATGGAAGGTAAAGAATGGATCTGGGATAACGGTATTCTTGATGAACGCCACATCGCCCGAATCGAAAAATCTTTGAAATTGAAATCTACAACTGAGGGTCAGATTACCGCCTTTGAAACTTTTATGTCAAAATTATGAATTTACTAAATATAATAAATAATTGTACACATTATCATTTAGATAAATGTAAACACAAAAATAAATTAGGAGACCTTAATGTCTGAAGAAATTTTAGAACAAGAGTCTGAAGAAATAGCAGAAGAAGAACTTTCAGAAAAAGCAAAAGCGAAAGTTGAACAAGATTCTTCAGACGAACCAGAAGAGGATGAGGTAGAGGAAGGAAGTTTACCTCCTGCGCTTCAAAAAGCCATCGATGCCAAAAAAGGTAAAGGTGACGAAGAGGATGTTGACGAGGAAAATGGAGATGATGAAGACGATGAAGATGTCGAAGAATCACAAGACTTTGAACGCGACAAGAAAGCTAAGTTTAAAACCGCTGAAAAGGGAGAGAAGACTATCCCTAGTACTAAAACTAAGCTTGAGTCAGCTGTACCAAAAACTAAAAATGGTATGTTGAAATCTGTTTATGAAATTGCTAACGGACTGAAAAAAGATCAGTTATCCGCAAAATATGAACAAATCGTCAAAGCTATGTCTATTATAGAACAAGAAGACGGAGAAGAAGATGAAGAAGAAGCATCTGAATCTAAGCGTACTAAAGCAGCAATTAAGGCAGAGGATCTTAAGATCGATGTTAAAGACGATATTGCCGCATTAGTTGAGGGTGAAGATTCACTTACTCCCGAATTTAAACAAAAATCATCAACTATCTTTGAGGCTGCAGTTAGAGCTAAAGTCATCGAAGAAGTTAATAAAAAAGTTGAGGAAATTGAAAAACTACATGAGACAGAACAATCAGCTCATAGCGAAAATTTCCAAAAAGAACTTACTGAAAAGGTTGACGGTTATTTAACATATGTTGTTGAAGAGTGGATGAAAGAAAATGAAATTGCAATCGAAAGAGGAATTCGTTCTGAATTGGTTGAAGATTTCATGTCCGGACTTCAAACTCTTTTCTCCGAGCATTACATTGATATTCCTGAAGAGAAAGTTGACATGGTTGACGACTTATTCACAAAAGTTGATGACCTTGAGAACTCTTTAGATGAAGAAATCAATCGTGGAATTGAACTTCAAAAAGAATTGTCACTATTCAAGAAAGAAGATGCACTTAAAGAGGCAACTAAAGACTTGGCCGATACTGAGACTGAAAAAATTTCAAAATTGGCAGAAGGTATTGAATTTGAAAATACCGAACAGTATGCCGAAAAATTATCCGTTCTGAAAGAAAGTTATTTTCCTAGGGGCGAAGCCGTAACATCAGAAATTACTGAAACTGATGAGAACATTGAGACTACAGAAGAAAATTCACCTGTAAAACTCGATGAAAACATGAAATATTATACTTCAGCGATAAGTCGCTATAAATCTTAATTTTAACCCTATAGGAGAAAAACATGTACCTATCTGAAGACCTTCAAAAAAAGTGGGGTCCAGTACTTGAGCATGAGGATCTCCCAAAGATTAAGGACAATTACCGTAAGGCTGTTACAGCAGTTCTCTTAGAGAACCAAGAAATAGCAATGCGTGAGTCCGCCGGCCAAGAGGGCGGTATGTTTGGGAATATCTCAGAGGCAGCTCACGCCAATAATATGGGTGACGGGGAAATCAACTACGTTGATCCTGTTCTCATCTCATTGGTTCGTAGAGCAATGCCTAATCTCATCGCTTATGATGTTTGTGGCGTACAGCCAATGAACGGCCCAACTGGATTGATCTTTGCAATGAGATCCCGCTATACATCACAAGAAGGAACTGAAGCTTTATTTGATGAAGCTAACACAAGTTTTACTGGAATTGGAACTCATGGAACCCAAACGGGTGCCATGCAGGCAACAACCGGTACTGGTATGACTACAGCCGCAGCTGAGGACGTTACGTTCCCAGAGATGGCATTCAACATTGACAAAGTAACTGTTACAGCTAAGTCACGTGCACTCAAAGCAGAGTACACAATGGAATTGGCACAGGATCTTAAAGCCGTTCACGGTTTAGATGCTGAAACAGAATTGTCAAACATTCTTTCAAGTGAAGTTCTTGCTGAAATTAACCGCGAAGTTATGAGGACTATCTATACAAATGCAAAAGAGGGCGCACAACACAATGTTGCGACAGCTGGAACATTTGATTTAGATACTGATTCTAACGGTCGTTGGTCAGTAGAAAAATTCAAAGGCTTGATGTTCCAAATTGAACGTGAAGCTAACGCAATTGCTAAAGCCACACGTAGAGGAAAAGGTAATATTCTTATCACTTCTTCAGACGTAGCTTCCGCATTAGCAATGGCTGGACAATTATCTGGCGTTCCAACAGGCAACGACATTCATCCTGATGACACCGGTACTACAATGGTTGGTACTCTTAATGGTCGATTCAAAGTTTTTGTCGATCCTTATGCACCTACTTCTGCATCCAACTTCTTTACCGTTGGTTACAAAGGTTCAAGTGCTTATGATGCCGGACTATTCTATTGTCCTTATGTTCCTCTACAAATGGTTCGCGCCGTTGGTGAGAATTCTTTCCAACCAAAAATTGGATTTAAGACTCGTTACGGGCTCGTATCTAACCCATTCGCTAACTCGGGTGGAACTGGAGCATTGACAGCAGATGCTAATGAGTATTACAGAGTTGTAACTGTTGCAAACTTGATGTAACAGTAGTAATACTAGCATGATATGCAGAAAGGGTGGGCTTTTGTCCACCCTTTTTTTGTGCTTACTAAATAGTAGTAATAATAACTAGGAAAGACAAATGGCTTTAAATGATCAAGTAAAAAACATAAACCCACTAACTGAAGTTCAATTTAAATTTGAACTGAGAGATTTTCCTGCGGTGAACTTTTTTGTTCAAACGGCTAATTTACCTGGCATTGCATTTGAACCAACACAAATTGCTAGACCAATGAGAAGTGATGTAAATATAATGGTTGGAGGTGTTTCATATGAACCAATGGAAATAGGATTTGTTGTTGATGAATATTTAAAAAATTGGCAGGAAATGTTTAATTGGATAACAGGTGATCAACATACTTATACTCAAGCTATATTAACCGTTTTAAGTAGTTCAATGAATCCCACATTAGAGGCACATTTTGAATATGTTTTCCCTACAAATCTAACAGAAATATCATTTGATAGTACCGTATCAGAACCAACAAATTTGATATCTACTATTTCCCTTAATTATAATAAATATACAATTAAAAACTTATTGAATAACTGAAATGGCGAAACCTAAAACAGTAAGATCGATTGAGAGAAAAACACCTACACCAAAAAGAACCAGTATAGG